TAACCAGGAATTGCAAAAGAATATTAGTAGAAAATCCGCATAAAAAAGTGTTGATTTATAAGGGATAAGCAAGGCTTGCTTATCGCTCACTAACCGATTACTAATCGTTTTTTAAGATCTGGGAGTAGCGAAATCTGGTATCGCACTAGCTTTGGGAGCTAGGGATTGTTGGTTCAAATCCAACCTCCCAGACCAAGGGAGCTAAATATCTTGGCTGTGATTGTTATTGGCTTGCTGCTGCTTTGCATCCTCAGCTTTCATACATTCATAATGAGCTTTGCTCTTATCATAAAAGGCTACAAAGCTCTCAGTATTAACCATATCCTTTTTACAATATTTGCACGGACCAATATCCATCACAATATTAACTGGTTTTTTCCAGGTTTTTTTAGCCATTAATCTAGTATTAATTTTTTTATAGATATTGAGCCATCTACATTTGTCTCTAATTCAGCCATAGATTTTATACATCTGTATTCAATATTATCAGATACTTGTCTATTAGCTTTTCTTTTACCAGCCAAGCAGCTGCTAAGATCTGGCTGAATACGAGCCTCTTTGATCTCATTATTAACTAGCATAAGAAGAGCTATAACCATCTCTGTCATTGATAGCTCCCGTTAGCTCTTACTTTATCTTTAAGCTGCTCCAGGCTTTCTTTAATTTTTTCAATATCTTTCATAGCGTAATTTATATTGACATTATTGTTTCTCATTGTTTCCATTTCTTTTTGGATATTTTCGACTTGTCCCGCTATGTGTTCAAGCAGCATAAATTGTTCTTGATCTGTTGGGAGCTGCTCACTTTTTTTAAGTAGATCTGCCTGGTGTAATTCTCTGCTAGTCTCTAAGCTAGTTAGCCTAGCTGTTATCTCTGTATATGCAAAAATTCCCATAGCCACGGCAGCACACAAAGCTAAAAGGTTTCTAACTGGGAGGCTAACAACAGAGTTTTCGCTTACTTTCATCGACCACCTCTGTTTCTTTTTTTCCAAGTTCTTTTCTTATGTTTATTCATACTAGAAAATTTAGGTTTCTTTCTTTTACTTATAGAAGTTCTTTTTGGGATCCTTTCGTGTGGCTGTTTATTAATATCAAACTTGACACGAGCCATTTACTTTTTCTTTCGATCAAGTACAGACTTTGTAATTCTGGTTCCGAAACTCGCAGAAAATACGATGATTACCAAATACCATACGCTATCTGGCAGCTCATTGATTATAGATACCCACTCTCTAAAGTTCTCTCTAGTAGATGGAAACCAACCCGTTGTAAGCATACCGATTAGCCAGAGCATTAAGATCTCATCCTTGTATGATTGATCCTGGCTTTTAATTCTAGTTATATCTACATCTTTAGCTGCCTCTATTTCAGCAGCTCTAATTACTTTTGTCTTTTCAGCTTTGTGTTTAAAATATTCTGAGCCTTTATTAATAACCATTTTAGTTAATGGATTATTAAAAATTTTTAATAAATGGATCATAAAATACTGCCAGCCATTTCCGATGCAACCTCTTCACATCTACCTGGAGTTTGTTTGTGCCATTGACTATCTAAGATCTGTGCAGATGCCTCTTGAAAGTCTTGCTCTCTTAATGCTTGCCACATCTTTTTAAATTTAGAAGTTCTTGGTCCACCAAGCTGATAACACATTTGTATTATGCAGCACTTTTGTATGTGGTTAAGATTAATATCTCCTATAAGTTTCTCAGCAGCCGATACAGCAATATTAAAATCTTTATCGAAATATTCCTCAGCAACCTCAATAGGATAATGCTTACCCTCAACAAGATCATCATCGGGTAATACCATATGACCATAACCAAAAGTAGGAATGGAAAGGCTGTCAAGATAGATATGATCTCGATAACCCTCGTGTTTTTTGATCTTAGTTTTAAGTTCTGTATAGTCTGCCATTTTATCTCCTCAGATTTTTTCTGGATCAAAATTAAGTATTTTAACACCTAGGTTCTTTTGCTCCCTAGTTCTAGCTCTGTGTATCTTAGATCCGTTTGATCTAAAGTTTCTTGTCTTAACATCATAAGCCGTGTACCTCCCCGTCTTTAAGTTAAGCACCAACAGATCTATGGGTCCCCTCGAACCTATAGGCGTAAAGACAACCAGGTTCGGATCCTTTGCAAACCTGGCAGCAGCTAGTAATTCTGTTTCTAATCCTTTGGCAGCCGTTTTTCTATTTTTGGAAGAAGTAAAAGATTGAGCCAATTAAACCTCCAATAAAAATTATTATTGCAGCAGCTCCTTTACCCCTATCCATAGAAGATTTTAAACTTTTAATATCTTTTTTCATTTCATCTATTGCTTTAAATAAAGTTTTCATTCTCTCAGCACAGACTTTTTCGTGATAAGAAATTCTTATGCCGTTAGCATCTTCAATAGATGATTTAATTGATTTTCTTTTTTTAGATCTCATTTATTGGCTTGCAATTGAACCTAATAAATATTTGGTGTTTATTAGTTTCAACCCTCCCTATTTGTATTTGCTTTTCTGTTGCCTCTTTATAGCCAGCCTGGAGGCAATCATAATAATTGTCGTATGTTGTTGGCATAACAAATGGCTCAAGGCAGCCGTGGAATGTGCTGCACATAAGCATAACTAATGCTATCTTCATAGCAGCTCCTTTTTGAATGTGTTTGTTTATTTTAGATAACTATTGTATCTGCCTCTTCTTGAGTAAGAGGTTCGCCAGCAATTAATTTTGATCTTGCACTAGCTTTCAAATCTTTGTCAGCTTGTTTTTTAGCCTCTGCCTCTGATTGTAATTCAGCTGCTTTAGTTTCAACAGCTGACATATCAATAGAAACTGGATTACCATTTTCATCTTTTGGATAAAGAACTCCATTAGTTTCATCAATAGTTTTTACATTTGGATAAAGATTATATATTGCTTCGTGTTCCATAATTATAATACTCCTGAAGCTATTTCCATAGCTGTTATTGTTGATATTCCTGCTTCATCATTTCCTGCTGTACCAAATGTTTCTGCACGATTTATATATCCTGTTTGACCACCACCAGGACCATTATTAAATGTTATTTTATATCTCAAAGCAGATGTAGTGTTAGGTGCGTCTAGTATTGTCATATTAGCAGTATTTAATTCATAAGTATTTCTATGAGAACCACCAGAATGAGTTGATGTTCTGCTTCCTGTTATTTCACTTGATGGTGAAATTATAGAAAATGAACCACTACCAATTCGTCTTTCAATTTGACAATGACTATCGTTTCCCCAATGAGAAACATTAAACCATACCAAAACTTTATTTGAAGCTGAACTTGGTGTTAAATCTAAATACAATCCAGTTATATCTGCACGAGTTGTACTAGCACTAATACTTTGAGTATCTGTTTTAGTTGTTGATTTAACTTGTAATACTCCACCTCCAGCATCTCCAAACTCATATCCCGTTGCGCCAGAATTGACTTTTAAAAATTGACCAGCAGTACCCATTGGAATACCATCTAAAGCTCCAGCATTTGTTTTAAATGCAATTTCTTTATTAGCAAGTGTGGCTCCTAAATCTGTTCCCGCTGCAGCCATCAATGTCCAGTAAGCAGTAGCCGTTGCTGGATCCTGGTTTGTGCCAGCCTGGATAGAGATATAAGATTGATTATTTCTAACTACAATGTCATCAACATTGTAAGCTGTTGCGCTATTCCATGTTGATCTGAATACGGGTTTTAGTCTGCCAAGATTTAGTGTAGCCATAATTTATTACAGAACAATAGTGTCTGCCTCCTCTTCTGTTAATGCTTCACCTGCTATCAATTTAGCTTTAGCACTAGCCACTAAAGTTTCGTGAGCTTCTTTAGCTGATTGTCTTCCAGCTTTATCTTCTTCGCTTTTAACTTTATCAACTTCAATTTGATTTATTTCTTCAGGTGTTAAATCAACTAATTCACCATTTAACATTTTCTTCATATTGTCCTCCAATTAAGATTTAAAGCCATACAAAATATAATTTCCACTTTCGATAGTAGTTCCATTAAAATAAATAGAAAAACCAGTA